GATATATTTTATCTGATTCATACGAAGATAAAAATGATTTATTATTAAACACTGTGGAAAACGATAATTACCCAGTTTATAGTATCATTTCATCAATGATTTAGATATTTTGGTTTTGGGTATTTATTAGTAAGAAAAGATTATGGGAAAACAACAGGCAACAGATTTTGTTTTATTTGGTGAGAAAAAGTTATCAGACTTGTTTCAGGAAATATATTCAAATCAACGACACAAAAAACAAAAAATAGCTGATTTAATAGAGGAATTTAAAAAATCTATTAGACATGCTGGAGATATAGCTGAAATTGGACCAGTTATAAAGGATTTAGTTAAATTTTCAGTAGAAAACGATGATTTACTATTGAGATTAGCGACTATTGCACAAAGAATAATTGCGGCTGAATCCAAGGGGCCATCTGATGATGGATTCTTATCGGAGGCAGAAAGGGCTCAATTATTAGATGAAGTTCGTAGTGTTGCGGATGAAATGGAAAGAAATACAAAAGATAAAGTTGATGATATCGAATTAGAGTTACAAGAAATTCAAAATAAATTGGATAAAAAATAATGGGAATTTTTTCTTTTAGGGATGATTATCAGGTTTCACCTCAATCCAAAACTGCAACCTATACCGGAACAGGAGTTACTGCCGGTGTAGTAAAAAAAGTTTATTTGGAATTTGGTGAGCAACCTAATGGCAGAACTATTATTCCTGGAACTATTGAAGTTGAGTGTTATGGTAAAACCAAATCAACTAAAATTATAGCTTATCCGGAAAGTGAATTATTTTTAGATATACCATTAGTAACTGAAATTGTAGATGTATATTATAATGGAGTTGTATCAGTTTATAGAAGAGTAAATTTAAACAAGACTATCAATAATGGTGGAACTGAAGCCGGAACTAAAACTGCTTCTACTCCACAAACGGGTATTTCAAACTTTAAATCATTTGGTGGAGTAATAGGTGCATTGGCGGGAGCAGGCGGTTCTTTTGGTAGTTATTTTAAAAAGAAACCAATACACCGATTGAAACTTTACGAAGGTGATACAGTAATACAATCAAAATTCGGACAAAGTATTAGATTAAGTGGATACAATAATAAGGGAAACGATTTTAATCCTAAATTAATAATCCGAAATAAAGAAGCATCTAAATTTAATCTCCTACCTGTTTCATCATTAGTTGAAGAAGATTTAAATAGAGATGGTTCAACTATAATGATGAGTAGTGGGACAGATAAAATCAATTTTATTCCTGGTACTCCAGATTTGTTAGGTTCATCTGATTTTAAAAATAGACCCGATAAATCTTCTAAATTTGTTTATGTTGGAAAAGATGATGAATATGGATTTGAAGCATACCCAAAAGTTTATGATGGAGAACAATGTATTATATCATCAGATAGATTAGTTTTTTCTTCAAGAAAGAATGAAACGATATTTTGGAGTAAATCTCATTATGGGGTTATAACCGATGGCATATTTTCAGTTGACGCTGAAAGAGGTATTAATATAAACTCAAAGATGCCAATTGATATACAGGCTTTTAATAACCAAATAAATTTTTACATAGGGGATAGTGGTGAGATTAATTTAGGAAACAAAAATTTAAAACCTGCGGTTGATGGTATATTATTAAGAGGATTTTTAGAAGACCTAATTCGCTTAATTGTAAATTTAAGAAATGGTGGATTATTAACACCAGCAGGGCCTGTTTCCGGTATGAAGCAAGAAGTGGTAACCGAATTCGAAGAATTGGCAGGTAAGTTAAGTAATATGTTATCCAATCGTGTTAAAATTCAATTTTAATGTGGGACATTTTTAAACTACAAGTTAAAGCAGTGATGTTGCAATCACCGGAATCATCCGATGATTTGGCAAAGGTAATTGCTAGTTCGTATGATAATGTTCTTAAATTCCCACCAGCAGGAGATTTAACTAATAAAATAACGATTGAAAGGGGTAATGTTGAGGTATTAGAAAATCTTATAAAGATAGTTTTAATACAACAATCTCGTTCCGAAATACAATTTCCAATTATAAATGGAATTGCAAATGGATTCGTTGCATATTGGGCGGGGGCAACCCTCAAACAATTACCTATTCCACTTCTTCCTGCACCCGGAGCAATTTCAAACATCGCTGTTACTCAAAACATAGTTGTTAATCCAGGCATTCAAGTATCCATTCCATTTACATATGAAGGATTGGATAATGTTGATAGATTTATAGATAAAATAATCCAAGCAGCTAACATTCATTTATTTACCGTTGGAGGTTGGACATTCACCACATCAGCATATCCGAGTGGTGTAGTTGCACCTGGTTATCTACCTTGGCAAGGGTACTCGGTTTCAGCTAATCCAGTTGATTTTAGTTCATTTAGTCCAAGTGCGTTTGAAACTGATCCGAGGGTTTTGGCGGAATTAAAAGCGAGATTCGGTGGAACTATTGTAGACCCAACGGTACTTCAAAGTGATGCAGAATTAGCAGCACAAGAATTAATAAAGCAAGCGGATGCACAAAAAGCAGTTGCTCTATCAGCCGGTGGTGGTGGGGGTGCATTACAAATTACATATGCGGGTAATCAGGATTCTAACTTAAATGAAATCGCAGCTGCGGCTAAGAAGTTTAAGATTGATAATCCTCAATTGATTATAGCGATGCAAGCCAACGCTCTTAAAGAAACAGGTGGCAGGGTAATAGTTGAGAATGTTAATTATACCAAAAATAGTAGAGAAAGGCTTACTGAAATCTTTGGAAAAAGAATTAGTAGATTATCAGATGCGGAATTGGCACAAATACAAACCTCTCCGGAAGCATTTGCAAATTATATCTATGGAGCACCTGGTAACTCATTAGGAAATACACAACCCGGTGATGGCTACAAATTCAGAGGTAGAGGATTTATTCAAATTACAGGTAGAGCAAACTATGCAGCGGCATCAAAAGCATTATATGGTGATGATAGATTAGTTAAAAATCCAGATTTATTAAATGACCCGAAAGCAGCAGCAGAAGCAACCGCTTGGTTCGTAAATAGAAGTTTAGATAATTTTGCTAATAAGATGAACATCAATAAAAATGATTTAACACAAGAACAGGCTACCCATTTAATAACAAGTATAGTTGCGGGTAAAGTGATTGACCCTAAAGGAACTGGATTCTTAACCACAACTGCGTTAGGTAAAGCAAATAGTTATGCAGCTCAATTGGCAGCCAAAAATACAAACACATTAGCGGCAGTTACTAATCCATTAAAATCAACTATAACCGGAGGATAAAATTCGATAATATAGGAACAATATATTTATAAACAGAATCAATTAAATTATGGACACTAACAAACTTTTTAAAGCAATCCAAATTGTAGTTAAGGAAGAGGTAAAAAAACAAACTTCCTTAATTAAGGAACAGGTTAGGAAGGAAATTCTAGCCGAACTGAAAAAATCAAATGTAAAACCAACTATTTCTGAAAGGAAAATAGAAAATCCATTCGATAAAGCATTGGCAGTATTAGAAGAAGATAGGGAGATCGAACAAAAGCAGTATTCGAAAAATCCTGCTCTAAATCAAATACTAAATGAAACGGCTATGAGACCGAACTTTAGTAGAACCGATGGTGAATGGGGAACATTATCTCCTGAAATGATAGGATATGGTGAAATAGGAATGAGTTCTCAGCCGAATAGAGGTCAATCTATGCCAGTAACAGGTAATGATTTAATAGATAAAGCGATTGCAAGAAGTGCAAAGGTTTTAGCAGCAAGTAAAGATAAAAATAGATAATAAATGGCGATAATTATTGGGCCAAAATTAACCAAAGATTTACCCGAAAAAGATAGAGTAGCGATTGGAGTAACTCTCCCTTTTCAAAGGGGTAATAATGGTTATTTTGCTCAATCGTTTCAAACTATTGACCAGATAAAATCAAATATTAGAAACCTTTTATTAACTAGAAGGGGTGAGAGGATAATGCATCCAACATTTGGAACTTCATTATATGAAGCATTATTTGAACAAAACACCGATGATTTAGAAATAAAAGTTCAAACATCAATAGAAGAATCAATTGCAGAGTGGATGCCATTTGTTTCTATTGAAGAAATTTTGGTAGACCAATCAAATTCTGATAGAGATAGATATAATTTTGATATTTCATTATCATTTAGGGTTTCGGGACAACAAAATTTGGAGACGGTAACATTTAATGTAGTTGAATAATGGCATTTAAAGTAACAAATAAAAAAATAGGAAGGAATAGTAGAGATATAAACTACTTGGGTAAAGATTTTCAATCATTTAGAGATAATTTGGTTGAATATGCTAAAACCTATTTCCCTTCCTCATATAATGATTTTAATGAAGCATCACCTGGTATGATGTTTATTGAAATGGCATCTTATATTGGTGATGTTTTAGGATACTATACTGATTCTACATTAAAAGAAAGTCTTATACAATATGCGGGTGAAGAAAAAAATGTATTTGCATTGGCAAACTTATTGGGATATAAACCAAAAGCAACCTCACCTGCAATTACAACTCTATCGGTTTACCAATTATGTAAAGCAACTTCTAATGGTGAATTGGATACAAAATACCTATTAAGAATAAATGAAGGATTAGAGGTAAGGTCTAGTGTAAATAATGAAATAACATTTAGAACTACTGAAATTTTAGATTTTAACGATGCTACTGATAGAGAGGTTAGTGTTTACAGCACAACTGAAATAACCAACATACCTGATTATTTTTTAGTAAAGAAAAAGATTCAGGCTATATCAGCAAGTGAAAAAACAATAGAAAAAACATTTACAACATCAGAAGCGTTTCAGAAATTAGATATTGAAGAAACAAATGTAATCTCAATCGAAAGTGTGATAGATGATAATGGTAATAAGTGGTATGAAGTTCCATATTTGGCACAAGAAACAATTTACATTGATTATCCAAATGTAGAACAAAACGATCCTGATTTAAATCAATTTTCAACGACTGTTCCATACCTTCTAAAACTATTAAAAACTTCAAGAAGATTTGTAGTTAAAACGAATGATAATTTTACAACATCAATTCATTTTGGAGGAGGAGATAGTTCCCTATCGGATGAATTAATTATACCAAATGTTAAGAATGTTGGATTAGGTTTAAACAATTCAGTTAATAGAATGGCTGAATCTTATGACCCTACTAATTTCCTTAAAACAAAATCATATGGACAGGCTCCATCGGCTAATAGCACTTTAAGTGTAACTTATTTAGTTGGGGGAGGTGTTGGTTCAAACGTTCCACAAGGAGATTTAACTACTATTACGAACATAACTTATAATGATGATTTAATTAATACATTTGTCGATATTGATAATACTGTTTACCAATTTGTAAAAAATTCAGTTGCGGTTGAAAATGAAATACCCGCAAAAGGTGGTAGAGGGCTTGATACAATAGAAGAAATTAGAGAAACGGCATTAGCAAATTACGCATCTCAAAATAGAGCCGTAACTGCAAAGGATTATCAAGTAAGAGCACTTTCAATGCCGACAAAGTTTGGTTCAGTTTCTAAAGTATTTGCAATTGGTGATAATTCATTAAACGCTAATTCACCACAATCAGTATTAAATTCAACTGATAATGTTACTGAATTTGCGGAAATTGTTAGAAGTATTGTAAATTCATCATTAGCAAAAGGTGGAAAATTACCAACCACAAATGAGATAAAACAAAATGTAAGAAATTTTGTTCAAAAAACAACTCAAAACGCTGAATTAGTTAATCCTTTTGCTATTAATCTATACACATTGGGATATGATTCAAATGGTAAATTAACGACTCTTAATAGGGCGGTAAAAGAAAACTTAAAAACCTACTTAAACGAATTTAGAATTCTTACTGATGGTGTAAACATAATAGATGGGTTCGTCATTAACATAGGTATTAATTTCGATATTACGGTATACAAAAACTATAATTCCAAAGAGGTAGTATTAAGATGTATCGAAGAAATAAAATCAATTTTCTCAATTGATAATTGGCAATTTAATCAAACCATAAACCTATCGGATATAGAATTAGGATTGGCAATGGTTGATGGGGTTGCCTCTATTCAAAAAGTTGAGATTGTAAATAAATGTGGTGGAGCGTATGCGAAAAATAGTTATGATATAAAAGGTGCTACAAAGAATAAGATAATATATCCTTCATTGGATCCTTCTATCTTTGAAGTAAAGTTTCCTGATAAAGATATAAAAGGAAGAGCAGTATAATGATACACTTTGTAACGGCATCAAAAGATGCAACAGTTTATTCTTTGTATAAAACTAAAAATACGGGTTTAGATGAAATCTTAACCGTATCTAAACACTATTCACGTTTTGAAGAAGAGGATAATGCTAGAGCCTATTTATATTTTGATATAACTAATGTTCCTACCTATGTTACGGCATCAGCAGCTACCTTAAATTTAAAATTAACCGAAGCGGAAGAGTTACCGGTAAGTTTTTCTCTTTTTGCATATCCTGTAACTTCAAGTTGGAATATGGGTGTGGGAACTTTTTATTACACACCGGAAAATGCGGATGGTATTACGTGGAACACTCAGCCATTTATTTTAACATCTTCTGCGGCAGCATCTCAATCATTTACATATCAAAGTTTAGATGTTGATATGAATGTAAAATCTATATACAACTATTGGACAGGGAGTGAAAATTTTGGTTTAGTATTAAAACATTCGGGTTCAATTGAATCATCCTCATTGGATTATGGTATTATGAATTTTTATTCAAAGGAGACTAATACTATTCATCAACCACTTTTAAAATTAAGTTGGGATGACGTAAGTGGTTCATTTGTTACTGGAACATTAGGGCCTTTGACCTCAGCATCAATCATAGTAAGAACAAAGGAATTAAAACCATATTATACCGAAGGAGGAAAGGTAAAGATAAAAGTAATTGGCAGAGAGCAATACCCACTTAAAACCTTTTCTAACTCATTCTCTTATTTAGATGTAAAGTATCTTCCAACGAGTTCGTATTATGCTATCAGAGATGAAATTACAAAGAAGAAAATTGTAGATTTTTCTACTTATACTAAAATAAATTGTAATTCATCTGGAAATTATTTTGTATTTGATACAACGAATTTCCCAACAAATAGAGTATATAAATTTTTATTTTTGATAGAAAGAGATGGATACGAAGAATATTTTGAAGATGATTTAACATTTGAAATAAGAAGTAATGGAGTTTGAATTAATTAAAGATATACAAAATAGTGGATCCCTAGTCGCAAGAGATAGGGATAATGTTTATTTTGAAGCCACTTTGGATTCGGATAAAACCGGATATGTATATGCTCCATCTAAAAAAAGGGTTTACAATACCGATGAATTAAAAAAAGCAATCGATGTAAACGTTTTTGAGTTAATCCCATCTTCACCCGAATTAGAATTAGATTTAGTTCCTAGACCAGTTTATAATGATGCAACTCGTTCATTAGAATTAGCAAATGGAACAATCACTTCACAATCTTTACAGATATCGTTATTACAATCGGAGGTGGCAAATCTAACTGCTATATCAGCAGCATTAGATATTGAATTGGATAGTGAAAGATTATTAAGAGTTACTGCTGAGGCAAATGCTGAAAGTTTAAGAACTCAATTTGCTATTATTAGTGATACATTGCAAGGTAATATACAAAGAATGACTTTGGAGGGTATTGAAAATGCATCTCTTAAAGCCAGAAATGAAGGTCAAAATGCAACTATTGAATCTCTTAAAAAACAAGTAGATAGTTTAACCGAACAATTGAATGGTAAGAATGCAAGAATAGCAGAAGGTGCGAAGGCGGGAGCTGACATTACGGTAAGGGTAATTAATAAGGGTGACCAAAAATATAATGATTTAACTTATAGAGCGAGAGCAAAAGATGATGGAAATGGAAAATGGATAAATGGTCCAGAAGTTGAAATATTTAATTTTTCATTAGAGGTTCAGAATGTAACAATTACTGAAAAAAACGTAAGTTTCATAGGTGGGCCTTTTTCAGTAAGCGTTCCGCCACAAGAAAAGAAAACTATATCATTTACTCATAATGCAGGGAAAGTTGATGGGTTTAAGCCATCATCAGGGTTTGGGTTTACAGGTGATAAGGAATATACCGGAACATTAGAATTTAAATCAACTAATGGAACCGTTTCATTATCTACTTCAGTTCAAAAACAAAGAGGTAATGATTTTAGCTTATAAAAATATAAATTAAATGGCATTAGAACAATTTAAAAATATTGATGAGGTAATAAATAAGGGAACATCTCTTACAACTGAATTAAATCCTATTGATTTAGCTTTAATTAATCAAGGATTTAAGGCAACTCCTTTTAATTTAGGTGTGAATGATGTATTAGAATTTATACTATACGATTCTGCTAACAATATATTAGAACAAAAAGATTATGGTAAAATTAGATATGTTAAGGGGCAAGAATTAAATGATTACTTAATTCAAAGTGAAAATGTTCTAGATAAAGTATTAGATGGTGGCGGATTTTTAGTTGATATAAAAAAACTAATAAAAGAAGCGGGATATAATGTGGGTGTATTTAGAGTTCAATTAAACTTCGTAAACGATAGAGTTGGTAGTTCGGTTGAAAAAGATAAAATGTGGATACAAGAAATTTCTGCAACAAGATTAGAATTACGATTACTCCCTTATGATAATTTTGATGAAACTTCAAATGAGGATATAGATACAAAAATAGACCTTAATCAATCTTATAATAGTTTTGTTTTAAATAAATTTAGTGGTGATGAAGTGTATTCGGAGATTGATGCGGTTTTAAATGCATTAACTCCTGCTCAACTATACAATACTTTTCAATCGATAAAAGCAAAGGCATATATTGAACAATTAGGCTCTGAATTCGGTATTAATAGTTGGGAAATATTTTTTAGTAAAGTGTTGGATTCGATGAGAGTAGCAGTAAGACATGCACTTTTACACAAAAATTCTACAATTGGAAGTAATACATTTGGCGCGTATTTAGGTGATGATATAGATTTTATATACTATAACAAAGCTGATATAGTTAAACTATTAAACAATAAGTTTGAAGAGGCAGTAGATTATCATTTACCAAAGAGAACTTTATCCGATGAGGTTAAATTAGATAACATTACACAACAAAGTATTGATAAATTACAAGAATTAGTTCAATCATTAAAATCAGATATGACAAGAACTAATCCACAAACTCAAAAATTTGTAGTAGAGCCTCCAACAATAGCAGAAGTTAAAGATTTATTTACAACAACTAAAACTATAATACCTGCGGTAATACCGGGTGATAAGCCGATTGTTATAGAAACACCGGTTTTAAAAGAACCATTTAATGAACCAATCGCGGTAACCGTTGAACCATCGAATCCATATGTATCACCTTCACCTAATGATGGGGATATAGAAAGAGAAAGATTAAGAAGGTTACAAGAAGAAATGATGTATCAGGCCGGAGGTAGAGGAACTCAATTTGATGTTCCATATCAATCCCCTTATCAAACTCCATCACAACCAATTCAAGTTGGTGGAGAACCAGTAGTAGGTGGTGCGGGAGGCCTAACAATTGAAAGAGCATCTAATGATGATTACATAAGAGATTACGAAAGAAATAACGTTGAAAATATACTTTAAAAATGCCAATACCTAATAGAAACGGTTATTATACTGGACAAATGTTCACTAATGAATTAGGTGAAAGATATGTTTGGATAGGAAATGAATGGAGAACCGCAGGAAATGATAATTACACACCCGTATCTGCTGCGAGGGAAATAAACATTACCTTTAATACCTTTTTGGAAGAAGGTGGGAATAGTATTCAAGCAAAAGTTTTAGTTAATGGCTCAGAGTGGACAGATAGTTCATCTCAAAATGGTAAGATTACATTAAAATTTTTCGATTACCAAATTTTAAACCCAACTAGAATTTCATTTATAGGAACAAATGTTAAGGCAAAAAAATCTTTTCTTTTACAAGCAAAAGTAAATCAAGAAAATGAAGTGGTGATAAAAGAGACAGATGAATATGGTAATGTATTTAACGATGTTATAATAAGTGAACCAATAGGATTGATAAGAAGAAGAGAAATAATTGAACCAGATACCGAAGCAAATGATACTAGAAGAAGATTGTTCGCTGAAAATCCTGATGGAGGAAGTGGATTTGTAAACACAACCGGCGGACAATTCGATGGAAGTGGTGGTGGAGTAAGTGGCTTCGGTGGAGGAGGAGGTGGAATGAGAGAAGTTAATCCGCTTGATTTTAGAGGAGCTGGATATGGATTGGCGGATGTAACACAAAGAGAAAACATACAATAAAAGTATTTATATTAGATGGAAAGAAGAGAGTATTTTATACCACCGTTAAATCAGGTTAATTTTCAATTGGATGTTCCATTTGAGAAACTTGGGGTGTCTGAAATTATAACACCATCTGATCCTTCATCTAGCGATGTTGTTTTAGTAAGAGTAACAAATAATTTAGGAAAGAATTCAATAAGGGTAATTACCGATGCTGGTAATTTAGAAATACCCAATTCGAATCTATTTAGATTACAAAAAAATTCGAAACTTTCAATTGTAAGAGCGAATAGTTCGTTATACAATATAAGAAGCATAAAAATTTATGATGAAAACGATGTATTGGTTGAGGAGAGCACCTCAAATACATTCGATTTTACCGATATAGATAAAAATTATAGAATTGATGTAGATAGTTATGACGTAGTTCAAACCGGAGAATTCCCTTCATTCATATCACCTATCAATCAAGGATATGTGTGGAATACTGAATACTCACAGGAATTTATCCTTAAAGTAAATGTATCAAATTCAACACAATTCGTAAGATACTATTTTCCAAACCAAATAGGAGTTGATGAAAATGGTTCTAAAAGAATAACACCAAATAATAATGAAGTTTTAATAAATCTATCTAATCCAAACGCATTGGGTAGATTTGAATTAGTAATTATTGCAGGTAATGGGCAGGTAGGTGAAAGAGATGAATTAAGAACTTTTATCGATGTAATTAGAGAAAAAACTTATGGTGAGCCAGATGTTACTCAAATTATATATGAT